AAAAATAAAAAAAAAAATCCCCAATCATTTTTCTAGTTTTCCAATTAAAAAGGAGGAATTAATTCGATCGATCATAGCTGATAAAAATAACTTAAAAAAAATTTCTAGTATAGTTCATCCAATTGTTCGAAAAAAATTAAATGTTTTTTTAAAAAAAAATAAAAAAAAAAAATTAGAAGAGCAAAAAAAACAATTTTATTAAAAAAAAAAAAAAAAAAAAAAAAAAAAAAAAAAATTTTTTTATTATTATAATATATTTCTATACAACACTATAACAACCACTATACAATACTATACAATACTATACAATACTAATGCACTTTGATATTTGATGGTTCTAATCTATTTGGTGCAAAGATGAAATCCATTTTCAAACTCCGGCGTTTCCCCTCTAAAGCGCTTTCGTCCTCTTCTTCATCTTCTACACCAATCTTTAAACGCCTCCTATTATTCAAACTAATATGCGCTGTGCAATTATTTTTTAGAGAGCCCAACGTCTCCTTTTGAATTCCGTCATCTGTAGTGTAATATACATTTTTTACTCTAGCATAAAACAATGTAGCCATAACCAGAATACATTGCATACACGGTCGAGAATTGCCTCCATTTGTCCTAGCAACAACAATTGATACTTTTCCACCATTACCCTTTTTATTATTATGCTTAACTCCACTATATTTCCTTAAAGCATCCATTTCTGCGTGAATTGGACCAACCCCATTTTTAACTGAATGATTATATCCAGTTGATAAAACACTTGGTTTGTTTGCAGTCCCCTTGATTACAGCACTAATATGCTTATGTTTTTCATTACCATAATCCTTCCTAGAATCAATCAAATTGTTAATTAAATTGTGCAAACCCATATATTTTGGTCTATCTTAAAATATATGTCATGTTTTGTTAAATTAAAAAGTGCACTTTATTATTGTAAGATAATATTTCAATTTTTTGCTAAAAATAATATATATACGCATATATATACCTCTATTTTGATAAAAATGATAAAAATGATAAAAATGATAAAAAATATTTTGTAAAATTTATAATAATATATCACATCATACTACAATTATTGCTTTATCCTTCTACGTTTTGCATGGTATCATCACCATCATCATCTTCATCAACATCAGTTGGATATGCTAAAATTATATATGTTAAACCCACAGTAATATTGTGAATATATAGCATCAAACCATCCAATTCCATACTACTCAAATCATCCATTGTTTTAAGAAATATAAATTCGCTGTCTTCAAATCCTTCTTCTAGCAATGTATATATCTTATCTAATAAATTTGATATTGTATCCATTAATAGTTTAGTATTTGGTGTCATGTAATTATATACATCATCTTGCAAATCCCATTCAGTAAATTTATCCATATTAACAAAGAAATCATATGTAGTTTTAGTAAAATTTGTATAACTTAGATATTTTTTAAATTCGTTATACCCAGATATATTATTTTTTAATTCCATATACCGAGAAGTGCAGTTATATATCATTAACAATTTATTATAATTATCAAATGTATTACTCAAATCTAATGAAACTTGACACATTCCCTGAATAAGTAATTCACTATTTAATTTATCCTTAATATCTTCTGGCAATACTAATATATTTTTAGAGAAGTCAATATTTGATAAATCGCCCCCTAATTTACATTGGGATTGAGAATAAGTATATGTCGGCGATTGAGTCCCTTTAAAAGTCTCTACTAGTTGGTTAAAATCTTGATTTGTCATTGTATTTAATTAATAATGCGATACAGTTATTATTATGATTATTATTGCTATAATATTGTTATAATATTTAATTTAAAAAATATAAAATCAATTTTAGATATAAATTATGTTAAATATTCCCAATACTTCCATAATTTCGTTTAACAATGTAAACTTGTTCTTCTAGCGTTTGCAATTTTTGCCTATTCGCGGTTTTTTCGGTTTCTAACACTTCCTTTGCTTGGTAAAATATGGGATTTGTCGTATACATGTTAAACATTCTTTCAAGATGTTGGATATCTTGGTTAATTGTATTTTGCCTTTCATGTAGTTTTTTCCAAGTATTACCAATATCCTCCATTATTTTTCCGAATGTGACATCAATAATAACAGAATCAGTTTTAGATTGGTTGACAGAACTACTTGTATTTGTATTTGTATTTGTATTTGTAAAATTATAAGACATCTTGATTACATCATATTGATAAAATAATCAGACATTCTCTTAAATTATAAAATCCTATTATACATTTTGTGCCTTTTGTAATGTGTCAATAACATTTGTATATATTATATCATATATATCCTTCAATTGGAATATTCTATACCATTTGTCATTATTTTTTTGTAGGTATTTGGCAAATGTTGCATTATCTGAGTTCGCGACTTCAATAAATTCTGCACTTTCTACTATATTGTAAATGCTTCTAGCAAACCTCCAAACTAGAATTAATACGACCGACACAATATACCAATTTGATATATGAATATCCTTTGTTCCATTTGAACTATTGAATACATTCATTGTGATATAGATAAATAACATGGCGATAAGTCCAACTGCTCCAAACATAAATTGCATCGGGAATTCTTCTGAATAATTAAGATAAACGCGTTCAATAAGACTGACATTAATTGATGGTACTATTAACCCCACAAGCATTCTTATAATAGATAATACAACTATACAAAACACAAGCTGTTTATAAACACGTTCTATAAATGCACTAATATTTAATACATACAAAAATAGCAGCGTTAGCATAATAGAAATTAATACAACTTCAATTATTGACATACATAACAATGTTATATAAGAGTTTTTTTCACTTTTCCGAAAATTCATATAATTATCATAATTTTTATTAGCCAAGAATTCACTTATTTCTCCATTATACTGATCTTTACCAAGATAAAAAGAGAAATAAATCATCAAAAACATTATTGTTGGAATCACAATTGGATAAATTATATGAGTCGTAAAACATCCAGTTCTTAGCTGATACGGTACAGACAAATTACACACCATTTTATATTATGTATATATTAACTTTATATTTGATAATATATCCAAAACAATATATCCAAAACAATATATCCAAAACAATATATCCAAAACAATATGATAAAATTGTAAAATGTATCTAGCGTTTCAAATCTGGTTGTGCGGAATACCCAACTAGTGCTTTATGAATTTTAGAATATTGTTCTGCTGTCATATTATCATGTCTTCGTAGCCGTTCAAGTCTATCTTGTTCCGCGTATTCTTCCATTTTTTGACGTTCTTGGTATTCTTCGTGTTGCTCTGGTGTCATCTCATGGGTAATATTTGACCTTTCCATTTCATATTCTTGTATATTTTTATAGCTTTTTCGGGGTTTTATAGTCGAATCGACAAATGTATTGTGTGATGTATATGCTTGTTTTAAATCACAATATTGATTATTTTTACCAAAATCTCCACTATGGACTCCTCCAAGTTCAGTAAATGACATTCCTTCGGCCGATACGATTGCCTGCGGTTCCTTAAATTCTACAACTTGGCGCGATTCATTTTTAACCGCGTGTTCATGGAAAGTATTATTAAACACATTTATATTAAATTTATCAGAAAATATTTTAGGTGTATCAGTGGATTTGTTGCCATCATTTCTAAACCAGTCTTCATATCCTTCTTCCGTGGGATCATATATTTTATTTTCTTCAAAAATATTATTAAATTTGTTAATGTTAAAGTCATCTTTGCCAATTGTGCCTTTAAAACGTTTTGTTTCATCAACTTGTTTTTCAATATATTCATGCGAGCCTTTTCTCAAATCCATATATTGTTTATCCTGTTCCTGTTTTTTCAAATCTTCGATCAACATAAAATAACATTTCGTGACTAGTTCGAATTTTTCCTGACTTCCAGCCCTTTGATTTGGATGTGTTTTTAAGGCCAATCTATTATATGCAGATTTCAATTCACGTAAATCAAACCCTTTTTGCAAACCAAATAGTTTCATTGCATCAATATTTTGGTTTTTCAATTGTGCTAATTTTGCAGTATATTCTCTTTTCCTCTGTTCTTGTGCTATGATAAACGCATCTTTTTGCTTTTGTTGTTCCAATTCAAATTCTCTTTTCTCTTTTTCTGTATCTGTCTCATAACTACGGCTCATAATGCCTGCTCTATTATTTTGCAATATTGATATTTTATTTTGTTCTTGAGTAATTTGTGGTTTAACTGGCTGTGGCATCAAAGGCATAGACATATTGTTTCTTTGGACGGGTAATTTCATAAGCATTTGATTAATCCTAGTAATTTGCGGATTAGTCATTTGACCTTTAAATTCAGATAAAATAAATCTCAGAAATTGGGCTTTCATTTGAGGATTTTGTGCAATGTCCTGATGTAAATTCGGATTGGATAATATTGGATGATTAAAAGCAGTTGCATTATGTTTCCTCATGTTTTCGATTTGAATACGCTGTATTTCAACTTGATTTTGTAAAATCTGCTGTTGTAATTCTGACATTGCATCTGGCTGTCTAGGTTGATTTGTATTACTTGGCTGATTTCCCATTATACAAACTATTTGGTAATTATAATATTACAATAAAAAATATTATCACATTACACGACATTTATTATTTACAATATAACGCGGAATTCATCAGAATACATAATATTATAATACAATAACAATATACAATATACAATATGAAAAAAATATTAGTTTGCACGAATTGTCAGGGTGATGCGATAGTAAAATATTTAAGAAATATACCAGAATTTACACAAAAATATTCAGTTGATTGGATTAAAAATTGGATATTATTAAAAACATATGATAAACAACCATATGTAAATAAACTAATGGAATGTGATGTATTCATTTACCAACCTTTAAAGGATAAACATGGTGAATTATCAACTGAGACACCAAATGGCTTAATGCAATACCTTAAACCAGACTGTCAGTTAATATCATTTCCATATATATATAATTCGGCATATTGGCCGTTTTTTCATCATGTTAGTGAAGGTGATGAATTTCATCCAGGATTGTCAGGGTGTAAAATGACAAATCGTGATGTGCTTGACAATTTATTCCAAAATCATGAAAAATATAAAATATATGCAATATACCAAGATGATAAAATAGATTTCAAATACCGAGATAATTTCAAATTTACTATGGATAAATTACGGGAAAACGAATTGGCAACAACAATTAAAGTAGTAGATTATATTGAAGAAAATCATACTACTAGAAGACTGTTTTTAACTAAAGACCATCCGACAAAATATATTTTAATATATTGTGCAAACAAAATATTAGAATTACTCAATATCAATGGTAGACTAAATGAAGAGAAATTTACTGAAAATTATCATGGTATGCCAGATAGTTCATATAACAGACCTGATAATAAATGGCCTATTACAGAGCAATGTGCTAAAGAGTTAGGCTTACATTATCATGATGAAGATGCAAAATCATTTTGGTTATCCATTATAGCATCAATGAAATAACTGATTCTGATTCTGATTCTGATTCTGATGCTTTTTATTATTATTTACGTTTTTTCCAAATAAATTTAAAATTATATTAAGTTAAACAAAATATAATAAATTTTATATTAAATTATCATAATAAATACTAATATGAAAGTTGGATTTGTTGGACTAGGAAAGCTGGGATTGCCTGTAGCAATTACAATTGCGTATAAAGGTCATCAGGTAATTGGATATGATGTCAATCCACAGCGTTTTACTACTGAATTAGACACGGTTGAGGCTGGACTAGATGGCAATTCGTTGAATTCAAATTATTCAGAATTATTTGACATTAATCCAGAGACGCAAAATAATATTTCATTTACGCCTAGTCTCGAAAATGTTCTAGTAAATAGCGATATAGTATTCGTAGCAGTTCAAACCCCGCATAATCCAAGGTTTGAAGGATGCACCCGATTGCCAGAGGAAAGAGTAGATTTTGACTATACTTGGCTGGTCGATTGTATGAAGAATATTTCTGAAACGCTGGATAGGCTTAATTTGGACAGGACAGTTATAATCATTTCAACAGTTCTTCCAGGTACAATCCGCCGATGTATCTTTCCAGTATTATCTAGTCATGTAAATCTCTGTTATAATCCATATTTTATAGCAATGGGGACAGTTGTCAGAGATTTCCTTGAACCTGAATTTATACTACTAGGTTGCGTATCAGATGAAGCAACCGATCATGTTATCGAATTCTATAAAACAATATCAAATTCACAAGTATACAGAACCAACCTAGAAAACGCAGAAATGATTAAAGTATCATACAATACATTCATAACCACTAAAATCTGTCTCGCAAATAATATCATGGAAATGTGCGATAAATTACCAAATACAGATTGCGACAAAGTCATGGAAGGCCTTTTCCTTGGCACACGCAGGATTATTAGTACGAATTACCTACGTGGAGGCGGACCAGATTCTGGGAGTTGCCACCCTCGTGATAACATAGCTTTATCACATCTAAGCCGAAAAATCAATGTGAATTTCGATTTTTTTACCTCCATTATGACATGTCGAGAAAAACAAACAGAATATTTAGCAATATTAGTCGAGGAATATCATAATAAACACCCAGAACTCCCAGTTTATATATTTGGTAAAGCGTTTAAACCGCATACACGTATATGTGCTGGAAGTGGGGCAGTTTTAATTGCAAATATGCTATCAGAAAAGGATATTGATATTACAGAACATTACGACCCATATGTTTCAGATGGGGAACCACCATTAACAGAGAAAGGAATATATTTAATTGCAACACAACATAACGAATTTAAGGAATATGTATTTCCAGATGATTCTATTGTAATTGATATATTTAGGTATTTAAAAGTTGGTAAAAATGGAAATATTAATTTACATAGTGTTGGAATATGTGATAAAAATTAACATATTAGTCCTATAAAATTGATTTTTTAACATTTAAAGTTTTTGATTATATTATATTAATAATTCATAAATCAAATCAAATCAAATCAAATCAATCAATAAAAAATCAAATCAACTATGTCAAGTGTATGTGAAACTCAAAATTGCAACGAAATTGCATATTTCAATTTTCCAGTAGAGAACAAACCAATATTATGCTTAAAATGCAAAACCTCAGGTATGATAAATGTCGTATCAAAATCGTGTATTACTACAGGATGTATTTCCATTGCAAAATATAATATACCCTCTGAAATTGATGCATTATACTGTAAAAAATGTAGTAATCCAACTAAACACAAAGAAATATCGCAAAAATGTTTATTTACAAATTGTATGAATAAAGAACGTAAGTATGGATTCAAGGCAAGTAACGGTAAAAAGTTATTTTGTAAAGACCATAGTAAAGTCGCAAAGAATTTGTCTGGATTCAATGGTAAATTATGTACGTTTGGAGATTGTATAAGTAGAGCAAATTTTGCTATTCCTGGTAAAAAAGGGGCATTATATTGTGGTTGTGAAGGGCATGGTCCAAAAGATAAATATGATGTTAATCATAAAAAATGTGAAGCATGCAATAAAATACAAGCAACATATGGACTTATTGGATCGGCAAAAAGAACCCATTGCGCTAGTTGTCAGCTTCCTGGTATGGAAGAACTTGGAAAAAATAAATGTAAAAACTGTGATACAACTGCAACATATGGACCACCCACAGATGTAAAGGCATCATATTGCAAAAAACATGCGGATGAATATATGCTTAAATCTGGTAAAATTGTAATAGATTTAGAAAATCCAAGATGTATAACAGATAATTGTATGAAACATCCATTATATAATAAACCGGGACAAACAAAAAGGCTTTATTGTAAGGAATGTGCGCTAAAAATTGGTGGAATGGTAGATGTTGCTCATAAAAAATGTATAAGTTGTAAGGAAACATTGCCTTCATATAATAAAAAAGGAGAGACTAAAGCATTATATTGCAAAGAATGTTCTAAAAAAGAAACAGGAAAAATGATTGATGTTTTTTCTAAAATATGTTGCATGACAGGATGCGATATTAAGCATCCAACTTATAATATTCCAACAGAGAAAAGTGGAATATATTGTGCAAAACATGGCAAAGAAAAGGGAATGATTGATGTAAGTCATAGAAAATGTAATGAAGATGGATGTTCTGGAAGAGCAACTTATGCACCAAAAGATCAGACATCGCCTATTTATTGTGCGATACATGGTAAAGCAAAGGGTCTGAAAAATGTTGTTAAAAAAACATGTCAAGACTGTGATAAATATGCATCATTTAATGTTAAAGGTAATAAAACGCCATTATATTGTAGCGAACACCGCAACCCTGACACTATGGTCAATGTGTCTGCTAGACAATGTTGTAAATGCAATAGTACATCAGTTCATTGGGGATATCCAACTGATAAAGTGCCAAAATATTGTTCCAAAGATGCATTGCCAGGAATGATAAATTTACGTGATAAAACATGCCAAACTAAAGAATGTGCTGAACTTTCCACTCATGGCTTACTTGGAAAAAAGACAAGTCATTGTAAGAAATGTGCATCATCCGATATGATTGATTTAATTGTGGAAAAACAATGTTGTAAATGCATGAGTGAATATGATGTAATTCTGGAGGGTAAAAAATATTGTTTGAAAGATTGTCCAGACAAAGATTATGAATCCGTAATGAAAAGACGATGTAAATATTGTGATATGGATGATAATACAGGTTATGTTTGTGGTGAATGTCAAAAAAATAGTAATAAAAAGGAATGGGCGGTTGTACGCCATCTAAAAAAAGAAATACAGAAAGATTTTGTACATGATTCAAGTAAAATGTTAGGTGGTTGTACGAAGAAACGTCCGGATATTTATTATGAATTAGATAAACATTGTGTATTGGTTGAAGTAGATGAAAATCAACATAGTAAGTATGATGATTCGTGTGAATGTTCTAGATTAAATCAAATAGTTGGCGGAATTGGTGGTAAATCGGTCATAGTTATTAGATATAATCCAGATAATATCAGACATAATAATAAAAAAGTTAATGTATCTATCGAAAATAGATTGGCTAAGTTAGTCAAAGTTGTTAATAAAGAACTTAATAAGAGTTATGATACATTTGTAGTTAAAATTATTCAATTATATTATAATGATAATTACGAAAAATATCAAAGTGTTAAAGAAGAAAACATTACAGATATTGTTTGTATTTGAAATTAAATATAATATTATAAAATAAATATTTTTTTATATTTTTTATACAAACTAGATATATAAACGATTAATCCGATATACATTCGCATTTATTTTGTAAGTTTTGATATAGAAATTTCCAATCCCAAGGTTTATCTAAATTTTCTTGAATAATATCATTTGTAATATTTGGATCACGCGACATATAATCCCAATCTAATGGTTCATCTGAATATTCGTTTATTAATTCTATAATTAAATTTGAATTATGCGATAATTCATTCCAATCCAAATCTTCATGCTTAAATCTGTTAATAAAATCAATAGCCAAATTTGGATTCAATGATATCAGGTCCCAATCCCAAGGTTCATTAGCCGTCATAGTTTATGAATAATTCCTAAATTATCTAATTCATCGGTTAGCAAAGTTTTCATATTATTGATATTGTGTTTTTTTGGATTTTATTGACATGCTAGATACATAAAAAATAAATTTTTTTATTTTAGTAAATACTATTATAATGTCATCATAAAGATGTCAATTAGTGAAATATAGTAATGAAATAAATTTATTATTCTGGCTCTGGTAAACATCCACCAATACTCAGTCTACCAAGTATCACATTCCAATCCCAATCTTTATCTGGGTATTTATTAATAAATTCAATGTCAATATATACCCCTTCAATGGCTCTTCCATTTTCAAATAAAAACCGCCAATCCCATGGCTTATCAATATATTTTTCAATCATATTCATAGTTAAATTTTGATTCATTGATAAGAAGCCCCAATCCCACGGTTTATCTGGATATTTTTCAACGATTTCAAAAGTAATATTTGGATTAGACGATATATTTTGCCAATTCCAAGGCTTATCTGGATACTTGTTAATCATTTCTATAGTAATATTTGAATTAGATGATATACTAGGCCAATACCACTCTTTATCTGGGTACTTGTTAATCATTTCCATAGGAATATTTCTATTAAATGATATACTGGGCCAATTCCACGGTTTATCTGGATACTTGTCAATCATTTCTGCGGTAATACTTGGATTTATGGATATCCAATCCCAATTCCAAGGTTTATTTGGATGCCTTTCAATAAATTCTATAGTTAAATTACTGTTATATGACACGCTTTTCCAATCCCATGGTTTATCTGGATATTTATCGACTAAATCTAAACTTGGCGTAGCATGACAAGCACTCCAATCAAATTTATCATAATATTTATACATAAATTCTGAATTTGATATTTTGTTATCTTGTGTTGCCATTTTTATTATTTATATTTATGTATATGTATTCGAATGTAATTTTGTTTGTGTTTGTGTAATATTTATAGATAAATTAAACATCATTTCAATTATATGTAAATAATCTTGGTATTATCGATATTGGATTTTATTGACATGCTAGATATATAAAAAATAAAATTTTTAATTATTATAATAAAATCTGTATATTTATTTCCAAAGTCAAATAAAGTAAATTAAATCTAGTGCCATCCATGTGATTGTAGCATTCTTGAATATGCGGTTTGTGCTTCTTCAAAGCTATATGGTACGTTCCAACTATCGGGGTCTAGTTCCCCTTGACCTTCATCTTCTAGCATGAGTGATTTGATTTGCAATAATACTTTATCAACGGTAAGAATGGGACTCCACCCTTGTTTTGTGAGAAGTGTATTGCAAAAACTCCCTCCTCTAGTGATATTCATTACCATAAATTTAAAGCGTGGGTAAATAATTCGACAAAAGGGTGGGTCAATAGGATAAGTCTGTGGGAAATTAAATTCCATTTTGATATTATCAATGTTTTTTTCAACCAATTGTGCGTATAATTTAGTATTTTCTGGAATATTTTTGGAAGAAAAGTGTATATTCCATACATTTAATTTATCCTCTTCTGCTAATTCGCAAGTAAATATAACACCTAAATCATCATCTGCTTTGGCTTTATCAGTTTCCGATAATGAGCCCATTAAGTGGAGTTTCGAGAATTCTTTCATGATACGGCGACTACCAACTTGTTTTGTAGTTATATTACGTCTATCAATATTCGTTTTAATTTCACCTGCGCCAAACATTGAAGTCAAGGCAGTTAGCATTTTAGTATTATGCGAAGAACTACCTTTAAAAACTACTAGATATCGTAATTTAAGTTCAGTTGGACTTGGCACTACATAAATACTTGGCGATTTTAAATAGGTTTCTCTTTTCTCAGCTACCTGATATACTCCCATGATACAATATTTATTATCTGCACTTCCTCCACTTCTCATGTAAGTATAACTAGTATTTGCATTATCAGATAAATAAATACCTTTTCCATATGCAGCGCCATTAAGAAATAATTTATTATCGATAGTTCCAACTTGTAATCCATTCGATATAATGGATAACCAATTTGTAGCTCCACTTCCATGAAATAAATAATCATTCTTTGAATCATCAAATATATCATTCTTTTCTATCTCACTTTTCACTTCGAACACATTTTCAACTCCTTCATTTGGCAGGCTATTTTTAATACTAGAATTAATCACATAATATTTAGACAAAGTATTCAAAAGATGTCTAACCATCATATATAAATATGGATAATCCCTATATAATTGCGAATCCCCTTTAATCATACCTCCCGAATCTGGTTCGTAGTGGCTAGATACAATTTGTATAATATCCGTCGCTTTACATCCGATTAAATTTTCAACAACTTGTAATGTTAAATTTTCAGATAATAAGAAACTCGGTCTAGGTTTGTATATAACATCTATTCTAGCAGATGTAAGTGCTTGGTATAACAAGTAAATATAAAAGTCGATTGTGATTTTCTTGGACTGATAATATGATTCAATGTAATTATCATTTTGATAATAAGACATAATTTGTTGTTTGCAATCATCATTGTCGCATATAGTTATATTATGCTGTATTTGAACGTTATTTACACTGTTTTTTGAACAGAAAATACAATGTGTGCTACGATTTTTAATGAAATCCTTTAAAATACTTGATATATCAGTCCATTTGTAATTGGAATTTATATGTTTTTTCCTATTGTCATGAAATATAGTTATGGTAAAGTCTGATGCAAGTGGTTCATCTAGTGTGGCAAATGGCATTCTAGTATTAACCCAAGAATGAAATGCAACAAAATTAAAATTATATTCTTTTGTATTTCTGAATGTTATTGTTGCCTCGTTTGATGTACTAGATTCGCATACTACTTCGATATCCATACAAAATCCAATTGAGTCATCTTTAGGAATATATTTAAATTCAAAAGTTGTTAATCCAGTATAAATGTCGGCTTCTTGTGTTGTTGCGTCTAGTGTGCAATTTAACTTTTCAAATGTTGTGTTTGCCATTTTTGGCAATTTAATTGATTTTAAAATAGTTGTCATTTTCAAATAATTATTTGTTAATATATTTATACTTTGCCTTAATATATTATCGAATTCAATTTTATCAATATAATTATATATATTACAATAAAATGGAAAAATATAATCAACTTAAAGAACGGGAATTATTATATTGAATACATATACAACTAGAACTTTATACATATAAGACTTTATACAAATAGAACTTTATACATGGAAGATAAATATAATATATCTAATACGGATACTAGTTTGAGTGGATATTCGGATGAATTTCTGGCTAGGCGTGTAAATATGAAGCCATTTGCGGAATATGATGAAGAAATGAAAAGGTGTATTAGAAGGACACATGAGACGTATTTTAAGAATCCAAATCCGCCAAAACAATATATAGATTTGGATGTTGGGTTTTTTGGGTTATGTAGTTATCAACCTCAGGCATGGGAACATGTATTTAAGAGTATTCGTAAAGTATATTCAGAAGCTCCAATTGTTTTAATTAATGATGGTGCGGAACAATTTGATTATTCTGATATGGCTAGCAGATACAAATGCATGCATATGGAACGCAAACATGAAATTTGTTTGCATTGGTATAAAATAGAATATATGTATGAATATTGGCATCGACTAAAAGCATCATGTGATTTAGCGAAAACTGAATGGCTAGTACATCTACATCCGGATGTAATTTGTTGTGATAAAATAAGTAAATATCCACCTAGTCCATTGGCAGGTGTTAGTTGTGGTAGTTTTACAGGTGTTTCAAAAAATGCAATCGGTCAAAAAACGGTTGATTTTATTCGACAATTTCAGCCAAATGTTGAAATCAATGGATATGGATGGTGTGGGGGAAGTATCATTCATGTACCAACTTTTTTAGAAATATATGATTCAATAATTAATAAAAAGAATTGGGATTTATTTACATTACGCGATCAATTAGGGCAACATTGTATGGAACATGAAGACCAAAGCTTTTCTATTTTGTTTGCATTACATGGATATCCATATCGAATTTGGTTAGATAATCCAGAAGCCACCCACGGATATATGGGTTACACTGATGCGGGTGCGTTTTTACATGGATATAAAAATCATTATAACTTAAAAGATGGTGAAAATATTGAATCCTATTTCCGCCGATGTAGGGAAGAAAATGCTAAAAATCAAGGTATAGAACAGACAGATGGTCTAAGGATTTGATTGGTTTTCCATATCATGTATGTGGCACATTATATTTTTTGCACCATATACGGGCTAATTCAATTTGTTGTTGGTTGGTATAGGTATATGGTATATTATTTTTTGTTGGATTTTCCATTAGATTAATTGTCGCATTAATGTATTTAGTTTGTTCGTTTTGTATTGCCTGATTTATATTTTTCATTTGTTGTATAAATTTCGGTGGCATATAATCGAATAATGATTTCATTTTAATACCTTTTGGTAATTTATTCCAAGTTGTTAAAGTGTGTCGTAGAATTGCAATATTACGCGCAGATATACCTTTAAATCCCTGACATATTAAGTATCGTTCTGAATTAGCAGGACGGCTCGTCCATGGTTTAAATATTGTAATACTCGTATATAGACATTGCAATAAAAAAATGATTTGATTGCTAATATAACTATATGTATCAAAGAATTTGCAAATGAAACTACCCCCTTTCTCTTGTATTGCTACTGCTAATATAACTTGTGAAAATATGAGGCGTTGTGCTTGAAATTCTTGTTGATTGTAATTTACAGAGAAATCGAAGCCCCCATCCGCCGTTATTAATTCGGCTTTATTTGCAATTCTATATTCCATAAATATATGATTATCCACATTATATAAATTGCCCGTATTATCAAGCCCTTTAAGAATATTCACATTTGGGTGTTTCGATAGAAAATACCACGAACGATGCCATCCAGGAACTTCTCTATTATGACTTACTAATGTCATTCCATAAATATTATCTAGTGGGTTATCACGAATATTACATATTCCTTCAATGAACCCACCTGGTCCTTCTGCTAAATGGGCTGTTGTAATTGGCTTTGTTTTTGTAAGATGATTTTGAAGAAACTCATATCCCATTTCAATCATTTTAAAATAACTGCGACTTAGTGGGTCATATTTAGAAATACTTTGACTACGCTGTTTTTTATTGGTTAAATAAATCATTTCAAAAGGATTTGTCCTTTTTTTGAGTGTATCCCACCCACCTGCATTATAATAATTATCAATTCTATTTTTTGTTGCAAATAACTTATGCATTCGCTCAGTATCTAAAATATATTCATCTATATTATCATTTTGATGACATGTTAGTAGTTTTATAGAAGGGAAATAATTATTATAATCCACTAGATAACTATTATCTAGCTGAAAATTAATTGTATACGAGGTTATTAAGGTATCCATGATAATATATTACACATTCCTGCTTAAATTATAAAAAAATTTATTTTATTATATTAATTATATTAAAAATTGTAAATACAAATACAAATACAAATACAAATGTTAGGATTATTATGATTTAATCTTAATCTTCATCTTCATCTCCACTAACATCTTCTCCAGAACCGGCTTCATTTTCATCTTCTGATTGTGCGTCTTCATTCTCATTTTCTGATTGTGCGTCTTCATTCTCATTCTCATTCTCATTTTCTGATTGTGCGTCTTCATTTTCCGATTGTGC